CGTGCTACTGACATGTCTTCACTTAGTACAATCGTACGAGAGACATATATGCACCTCTTCGCAGAGCATGATTACTTGCGAGACTTCGCTCACCAAATAGGAGCGGAGACTGACCCACCGATCATCGGAGATCTGATGCCAGAATCCGTGATTGAATCCACCTACTTTTTTTGTTAATGCCCCGTACTATTCACAAAACTGAACAGCCTGTTATCCTTGAAGGTTATCAAGCTGTACTGAAGCCAAGTAAGTTTGGCTACTCCCTTGCTGCACTTGTTAGTGAGGATATGATTGATGCTCTTGAGACTGACCGTGCTGAGTCACTTCAATGGGCACAAACTAAACTGAAGAACCCTAAGCGTTCTACTCTCAAGCCTGAGCCTTGGGAAGAAGTGTCTGAAGGTCAATACAAAATTAAGTTCTCTTGGAATGAAGAAACCAAACCTCCGGTTGTCGATACGGAAGGCACGCATATTACTGATGCCGATACACCTATGTATTCTGGTAGTCGCGTTAAGCTTGCGTTCTATCAGAAACCGTATATCCTCCGCGATGGAGTCACGTACGGAACAAGTCTTAAATTGGTTGGTGTTCAACTGGTGTCATTGTCTGCATCAGCTGGTGTAGATACTGGCGACATGAACGCTGATGATGTTGCCGCCTTGTTTGGCAAAACTGAAGGCTTCAAAGCTGGTGAGCCTAACGTAACCCCTTCCATTGACACTGAGGATGACTTCTGATGATTGAACTTAACATTTTTAAGAACGAAGAGATTGGTCTTTACCAATGCGACATGACTGCTAAGCTCCCACCTATCTCTGTAACCAAGTACAAAAAATCCCGTGACGACTTCCGTTATGAGATGCAACGTGCAGTTAATGAGATTGTGGATGAACTTATTGAACAAGCATTGGAAGACGCATAATGGCATTCCGCTCCAAGCTGGAGGAGAAGGTTGCTGATTTACTTGGTGAGCTTGGAGTCAAGTATGAATACGAAACCACCAAAGTACCTTACGTTATTGAGCACGTTTACACTCCTGATTTTATTCTACCCAATGGTGTTGTGCTTGAATGCAAAGGTTACTGGGATTCTGATGATCGGAGAAAGATTAAGGCAGTTAAAACGCTCAATCCTGAACTAGATCTTCGTATGGTATTCCAAGCTCCTTTCAATACAATCAGCAAACGATCTAAAACTACATATGCTAAATGGTGTGAACGCCATGACATACCGTGGACCTCATTCCAAAACATCCCACTCAAGTGGCTAATTTAAATGACAAACCTGGATCTACAGAAAGAGCTGTATCCTGACATAGCTTATGCGCATATTGAAGATTGCCATAAACTTTGGTCTGAAATGAGTGCTAAAATTTTTGAAAGTTTCCATGAAATAGCAAATGATGGTCTTTTGACGGAAGAAGATTTTCTAGATTTTGATGAAGCATCCAAGCTTGAATGGAAAGCTTACGAATGGGCTTTAGATAATCAACAATTTATCCAACAATATCAAAAAGACCATCCAGAAATTACCTACCGTTTTTTCGAGGATGGATAAACAAGGTTCTGAGTTTATCAGGCATGAGTCATGTGACAACTGCGGGTCATCTGATGCCAGCAGTGTTTACTCTGATGGGCACACTTATTGTTTCGTTTGCCATCACTACACACACGGTGATGGCGAACCTTCTTTACACATTCATCAACACAATCGTGTGCAAATACTAGGATCAGCCGAACGGCTGCATAAACGCAACATATCTGAAAAGGTATGTCAACAGTATAAAATCTACCGTGATGGTGATCGTTTACGTTTCTACTATCATGACAGTTCCGGCGTCCCTGTTGGTGCCAAAGTAAAAACAAAAGACAAACGATTTAGCTATGAAGGGCAAACAGACGGAAGCTTCTTTGGACAACATTTGTTTCCCGCCACTGGAAAACGAGTCGTTATCACCGAAGGAGAACTCGATGCAGCTTCATGTCAAGAAGCTATGCCGGGGTGGCCGATGGTATCTCTGCCTAGCGGTGCCGCTGCGGCAAAGAAGTCGATACAACGGAATCTCGAATGGCTGCAGGGTTATGAGGAGATTGTCTTGTTCTTCGACAATGACAACCCAGGCCGTCAGGCGGCGAAGGAAGCAGCAAGCGTATTACCACCTAGCAAGGTCAAGATCGCTAACTTACAGGGCGATTACAAGGATGCGTCAGACGCACTCATTGCCAATGACTCTCAAGCAATTCGTGAGGCTATATGGAACGCAAGACCTTACCGTCCAGATGGGATCGTTGACGGAAAAACCCTCTTAGAACTTGTAACTACACCATCACCAGCAGCAGATCATGACTACCCATTTCAAGGATTACAATCAAAGCTTCACGGGATCAGGTATGGAGAGCTTGTCACAATCACTGCAGGATCTGGTATCGGTAAATCCAGCTTCTGTCGTGAACTTGCAACTCACCTTCTTGACAAGGGGGAGCGGGTCGGTTATTTGGCGTTGGAAGAATCCAACCGTCGTACAGCCCTAGGACTTATGTCCGCCCATGTAGGTAAATCATTACACCTTGGAGAACATGACAGACAAACGCTCACCGAAGCTTACGAAGATACTCTCGCAAAATGGGATTTGTATTTGTTTGATGGCTTCGGCAGCTTTGATCCTGACATTATTTACAACCGTATCGAGTATCTCGCCGCCGGGTTGGACACCAAAGTCATCTTCCTTGATCACTTATCCATCCTGCTCAGTGGACTAGATGGTGACGAACGGCGGATGATTGACACGACAATGACACGCTTGCGTTCACTTGTTGAGCGCACAGGCATTGCATTGTTCCTTGTTTCACACTTAAAACGTACATCATCTGATCAGAACCATGAAGAAGGGGCGAGAGTTACACTTGGACAACTGCGTGGAAGTGCAGCAATTGCACAACTATCTGACGCATGTATTGGACTTGAACGCGACCAACAGAGCGGATCTAAATCAGCTACTACAACTGTTAGAATCCTCAAGAATCGCTATAGCGGCGAAACTGGCGTCGCCTGTGAACTAAGTTATGATCTACCCAC